TGCGGATATCGGCCTGCCGTCCACCATCCCGTTCCTGCTGTTCCCCAAGCAACGGGAATGGATCGATTGGGTGCTGGAGCACTGGCGCGGGCGCTCGCCGGGCCTCACGGAGAAGTCACGGGATTGCGGCATCTCGTGGCTCGCCGTCGCGACCGCGGCGACGCTTTGCCTGTTCAACGAAGGCGTCAGCATCGGGTTCGGCAGTCGGAAAGAGGAGTACGTCGACAAGCTGGACTCCCCCAAGTCGCTGTTCTTCAAAGCCCGCATGTTCCTGAAAAACCTGCCGCCCGAATTCCTGAACGGGTGGGACGTGAAGACGGACGCGCCGCACATGCGGATCAAATTCCCGGCGACGAATTCGCACATCACCGGCGAGGCGGGCGACGGCATCGGCCGGGGCGACCGGGCGTCCATCTACTTCGTGGACGAATCGGCCTTCCTGGAGCGCCCCCAGCTCGTGGAGGCGTCCCTGTCGCAGACCACGAATTGCCGCATTGACGTGTCGTCAGTGAACGGCCGGGGCAACCCATTCGAGATCAAGCGCCACGCCGGCAAAATCGACGTGTTCGTGTTCGATTGGCGAGACGACCCGCGCAAGGATGACGCCTGGTACGCGAAGCAGGAAGCCGAGCTGGACCCCGTGACGCTCGCCCAGGAAGTGAACCGCGACTACAGCGCCAGCGCGGAGGGCGTGCTGATCCCCAGCGCCTGGATCCAGTCGGCGGTGGACGCCTGCCGCAAGCTGGGCATCGCGCCGACCGGGGCGCACACGGGCGGCTTTGACGTGGCCGACGAGGGCAAGGATAATCTGGCGTTCGCGGCCCGACATGGCCCGAGACTGCATTTTCTGGAGGAGTGGCGCGGTGTCGGTGACGACATATTCGGTTCCGTACAGAGGGTATTCGGAGCGTGCGACGCCCTGGCGCTCCCGGGCTTCCTGTACGACGCGGACGGTCTCGGGGCCGGGGTCCGTGGAGACGCGCGGGTCATCAACGCGATGCGCGGCGAATCCGGCCAGCGCCAGCTTGACGTTCGCCCATTTCGCGGCAGCGAAGCCGTCCACAACCCCGAGGGCGAGGACGAACGCGGACGGAAAAACGCCGACTTCTTCTCAAACAAAAAAGCGCAGGCGTGGTGGGGGCTCCGCAAACGGTTCCTCGCCACCCACCGCGCCGTGACCGCCAGCGCGCCGTACAATCCGGACGATATCGTGGACATAAGCCCGGAGCTGGCCTGTCTGACGAAACTGTCCGGCGAGCTCTCGCAACCCACGTACTCGCTCAACTTGGCGGGCAAGATCGTGGTCGATAAGGCCCCCGAGGGCAGCAAGTCGCCGAACCTAGCGGATGCGGTCATGATCGCTTACAGTCAGACCTCGCGCGAACCCATGCGCATTGATCTGGGGGCCCTGGCCAAGATATGACGTATGAGCGGGAGACGATCGCGGTGTGGGTGTCGTGCGGTCTCGCCAGCGCGGTCGCGGCGAAGCTGACGATTGAGCGTTACGGCGCGACCCATGCCGTCCGCCTCGTCAATAATCCCGTGCTGGAGGAAGGCGAGGATAACCGCCGTTTTCTGGCCGACGTAAGCCGGTGGTGTGGTGCGCCTATCGAGGCGGTCACGCACCCGGGCTACCCCGATTGCAGCGCCGCGACTGTCTGGGACAAACGGGGCGGCATGTCCTTCCCGCACGGAGCCCCCTGCACCGTTTCGCTCAAGAAAGAGGCCCGCCAGATTTGGGAGCGGACCAACCGCGTGGACTGGCATGTGCTCGGGTTCACGGCGGAGGAGCGCGCCCGTCATGATCGATTCGTCCTGACCGAACGGAGTAACGTCCTGCCGGTTCTGATAGACGCGGGTGTCACCAAACAGGACTGCATGGATTTGGTGGTGGCCGCCGGAATCGAGCCGCCTGCCGCGTACGGTTTGGGCTACCCGAACGCCAACTGCCGGGGATGTGTGAAAGCAACCTCCCCGACGTATTGGAACCTCGTGCGCGAAGTGGACCCGGAGGTATTCGCGGTGCGGGCCGAACAGAGCCGCCGTCTCGGGGCCAAGCTGGTGCGGTACGCTGGCGACCGCATCTATCTGGACGAACTGCCCGCCGACGCGCGGGGTCGCCCCCTGCGGTCGCTCGTCATGCCCGACTGCGGGTCGTTCTGTGAGGAGACCCCCCGTTGACCGCGAAGCAGTATCGCCGCCCCCGCCGCCCCATGCGGATTTCCGATCACGCCCGGGGCCAGATGCTCGCCCCCGTGACCGATACGCGCCGCACGCCGTTCACGCCGACGCCCCCGCCGCCGGGGGTTGGGGACGGTCGCGCGCTCATGGCGATGGACGACTGCCCGGCGTACTCGTGGGCGCTCCAGTCGGAAATCAGCGAAGGGCTGTTCTTCCCAGGCTATCCATACCTGGCCGAACTGACGCAACGGCCCGAATATCGCCGCATCACGGAAATTCTGGCAAAGGACATGACCCGCCGCTGGGTGACGGTCACGGCCACGGGTGACGAGAAATCCGACCGCGTGGCCGCCGTGACCGAGGCCATGCGCAAGTTCGGGATCCAGGAGATTTTCCAGAAAGCGGCCGAACTGGACGGCTTTTTCGGTCGCGGCCACATTTACGTCGACACGGGCGCGACGGATAACCCGGCCGAGCTCGAAACGCCCCTGTTCCTGGACAAGCGCAAGGTCAAGCCGGGCAGCGTCCTGGGGTTCCGCACGGTTGAGCCCATGTGGACGTACCCGAACACCTACAACTCCAGCGACCCGCTGAACGCGACGTATTACAAGCCGGTCTCGTGGCTGGTGATGGGCAAGACGGTCCACCGTTCGCGGCTGCTGACGTTCGTGTCGCGCCCCGTGCCGGATATCCTCAAGGCGGCATATTCGTTCGGCGGCCTCAGCATGTCGCAGCTTGCCAAGCCGTACGTCGACAACTGGATTCGCACCCGCCAGTCGGTGAGCGATCTGGTCAGCAACTACTCGAAAGACGTCATCAAAACGAACCTGGGGCAAGTGCTCAACCAGGGCGCGGCCGACGCGCTGCTGGCCCGGGCCGAGCTGTACACGCGCACGCGCGACAATCGCGGCCTGACCATGGTGGACATGGAGACGGAGGATTTCGTCAACGTCTCCACGCCCCTGTCGAGCCTGGACAAGCTGCAGGCCCAGTCGCAAGAGCAAATGGCCAGTGTTGCCGGCATCCCGCTCGTGGTGCTGCTGGGGATCACGCCTTCGGGCCTCAATGCCAGCTCGGACGGCGAGATTAAGACCTACTACGCCTGGATTGCGTCGCAGCAAGAGGCGTTCATGTCCGCGCCGCTCAAGTACATCATGGACCTGATCCAACTCAACGAATTCGGGGACATTGACGACACGATCGTGGCGAACTGGAACTCGCTCTGGGAAGACGACGACACGACCACGGCGGCAATCCGGAAGACCAACGCGGACACGGACATGGTGTACGTGGACGGCGGGGTGCTCTCACCCGAGGAAGTGCGGGAGCGGTTGGCCGCGGATCGTGACTCACCGTATCACGGCATTGACGTGACGGACGTTCCCGAGCCGCCAGAGCCGGACCTGCCGGACGACGGGGGCGAGGAAGCCGGCCCTTTCGCGACTGACGCCTGGGAGGAAGGCAAGCACCCCCGGGCGGCTAACGGCCAGTTTGGCAGCGGCGGAGGCGGTGCACCGGCCCAGCCGGCGGCCGAGGTGCGTATCGCGCCGGACAAGTTCAACGCGGCCGGCTACGCCCGGGGGCATGACAAATTCGACGTGACGCCAGCGGACGTCCTAAAGGGCTTCCCGGTCAACACGGCCGACCATATCCAACGTACGCTTGAGACCTTGGCCGAAACCCCCGACACCGTGACCGAACACAAGCGGGACGGCGAGTGGACGCCCGAGCGCAAGGCGCTGCACCGAAAAATCATGTTTGACGGCGTGACCGCCCAGGTCTGGGATGACGAACAGGGCCGGAAAGTCACCAAGCATTTCCCAGGCATCCTGTCGCCCGAGGCGATTGCGGCGGCCAAGCCGGCGGACGGCCAGGCCCCGACGTTCACGATGCTGGGCGGCCGGGGCGGCTCGGGCAAGGGCTGGTTTAAGGGCAAGGTGTATGACCCGGACAAGGCGATCGTGCTGGACCCGGACCATATTAAGGGGCTGCTCCCTGAGTACGACGGGTGGAACGCCGCCCAAGTGCACGAGGAGAGTGGCGAGATTTTTGACCAGATCACGCGCATCGCGGGCGAGCTCGGGCTGAACCTGGTGCACGACGCCACAATGAAGTCGCCTGAAAAAGCGGTGTCGCTGGTGGAGGGCTTCAAGGCGAAGGGCTATGGCGTCGCGGCGCACTACATGCACCTACCCCGCCAGCTCGCCGCGCAACGGGCCGTGCACCGCTTCCTGGGGCCAACGCGGCGTTTCGTCCCGCCCGAGGTGGTGCTGGCGAACGTGCGGAACGAGGAGAGCTTTGATCAGGTGCGCAAACTGGCGGACTCCTGGTCGTTCCGGGACAATAACGTGCCGAAGGGCCAGGAGCCGCGGCTGATTTCCGAGAGTGACCATGGACGTTAAGAACCCCGACGTTTTCGAGGACGATTCGCGCCCGGTGGACTGGTCTAGTCCGCTGGATCCGGAGGGTCTCCCGGACTGGATCCGCGCGGCCCTCCCAGCGTCTCCCGAACAAGCCGATTGACCTTCTCCGTGCGGCCGGCGGCACCCGGCCACGCGTCCAGGAGCGCGAGGGCGTCCGGGGCGAACCTCACCGTGACCGTGTGGTGGTCGTAGGGACGACGGGGGCGGCCCATTAGACCGGCTCCGCGGTGTGCTTGGCCAGCTCCTCGGGCGACCCCGCCCAGGCCAGTGCGGCGGCCATGGCTTCCTCCCGGCTGGGCCAGGAGAGATTACGAAAATCACGGCCCTCCCGCTTGGCGATGCGCTGGGCCAGGCCGGGGCCGCAGTGCGCGGCGTGCTCCAGGTCGGTTTCGTTGTACCCGGCGAAGGCGAGGGGGGCGGGCACTTTGCCGACGAAGGCGAAGCGGCCCGAGGGGGTGTGGAGTAGGCTAAACATGGGCGAGTCCTTTGGTTAGGCGCGGGGAATCGTGATCCCGTTGTCGTTTTTATCCGCCATGAGGCAAAGCGAACCGAGGCAGGCGACGAGGGCGGTTCCCCGGTTCCGCGCCATGAATTCGTTGGCCGCGTCGATACTTTCCGCGATAGCGACCACCCTCAGGGCCTTGCCCATGCTACGAATGTAGAGGTGTTCGGTGTCCGTGAGTTTGTGAGTCATTTCGGTCTCCCTTGGTTGCCCGTAATTGATATCAGATATGGGGGCGGGGTCAAGCGGTATTTCGGCGGAGCGAGGCGTTGAACCTCTGGAGGTGTTCGAGGGTGGAGAGGACTTCGTAAGGGCCGGTGTTGACCTTGGCCGCGACGGAGCGTTGCCAGGTCTCCAGGACCGCCTCGCCCGTGTCGCGTCGCACGACCGTCCACGAATTGCAGCCGTGCGGGAGGGCGGGGACGGTCACGAGTCTCGGTCCCGTTCGATGATCGTGCAAGGGATCTGGCGGTATCCCGAAAACGCCCGCTCGCCCCGGTGGATCCGTTGACTGACGAAGAACGATTGCCCGGCGTCGACCTTGGCGGCGATCGCCTCGCATGCAGCGGTCAGCTCGGCGGCGTTTTTGCAGTCGACCGTCTCAGCCGCCAGCGCCGGACGGCACGGCCACCATTGCATGCACCGGGCGGTGGGCGAGCTGGTGAATTTGGCGGGGTAGGCTTGAATGAAGATTTTGGGCATGTGCGTGGTGCTCCTAGATGGCGTGGACGCGGTGGACGGGGAACAGGGCGGAGTAAAACACGCCCCAGCTTTCGTATCGGACCAGAAGCTGGCCGTTGGCCCGCACCTGGAGAACCTCACCAGCGAAGCGACGGCCGGGGAATTCCTGGCGCTCCACCTCAACCCGTTGGCCCTTGGTCATTTGCTTGTTCCTTCCAATTGGCTACAGTCAGACTCTAGCCGTATCTGATATCAGTTACAATAGCGGATATCACTTTTGTCGAAAAAAATTCAGACCCTCGCCCCCGTCCGCCCCAACGCCGGGATCCGCGCCGCTTACCAGGCGAAGCTGGACGCCGCCGTGGAGGAGATGGCGGCCAGCGTGATCTATTGGCTCCGGGCGAACTACCGCGCCAACCCGCCCGAGATGGCCGAGGACGCCAGCCCGGCGCGGGAGATGCAGGCGGCCATGAATCGGCTCGGCCGGCGCTGGACGCGCAATTTCGACAAACTCAGCGATTGGCTGGCGCGGTACTTCACGGATGCGGTGGCCGATCGCAGCGACCGCGCCCTATCCGCCCAGCTTCGCAAGGCCGGGTTCACGGTCAAGTTCCGCATGACCGCGGCGCAAAACGACGTGATGCAGGCGACCGTGGCGGAGAACGTCACGCTCATCCGGTCGATATCGGCCCAGTATCTGACCCAGGTGCAGGGCGACGTGATGCGCTCCGTGACCGCTGGCCGCGACCTGGCGTCGCTCACGGAGGCGTTGCAGGCCCGCACGGGCATCACCAAGCGCCGGGCGGCTTTCATCGCTCGCGACCAGGTGAACAAAGCCACATCGGCGTTTCAGCGGGTGCGCCAGACGGAGCTGGGGATCACGGAGGCGGTGTGGCTGCACTCGGGCGGCGGTAAGGAGCCGCGCCCGGAGCACGTCGCGTTCAGCGGGAAGACGTACAAGATCGCACAGGGTGCGTTCCTCGAGGGGAAATGGACGTGGCCCGGCATTGAGCCGAACTGCCGATGTGTGTCGCGGCCAAAAATTCCTAGCTTTGACGCCTGACACCCGCCCGTGTAGGCTGGCCGTCTAACCCCGAGGGCCAGCCTCCATGACCGCCACAATGCCGCCCCTGGTCGACGAAGCGGGCAACATTGATCTGCACGGGCGGTCGGCGCTGTACATCCCGGTGAAATTCCGGGAGGGCGGGGTCTATCAGGATATCAGCGAATGGGCGCTATTCTTCGAAGTGAGCGGCCAGTTCCGTGTGGCGCTCGCCGCCGGGCCGGACGATTACACCCGGATCATTGAGGCGGAGTGGGATTACACGGAGGACGTGGTCCCGCCGTCCAGCGCAAATTTCGCCCTCGTGAACGAAACGCCCGTGTACCCGGTCGTGCCGTGGTCCGGCGTCGTCAAGGGCTACGGCTATCGCACCGCCCCGCCCGGCCCGGCGTACGTCCAGGGCACCGGCGACCAACCCCCCAGCGTCTTTGTGGTAGTCGACGAATGA